GGCACCACATCATAGCGCTGGCGGACCAGCGACGCATATTCGGCAATCGAGCCTTCGTCGTCGCCGGGGATCTCGGTGGCCATCGCGGCCTGGAGCACGTTGATCTCAGGCACTGGTATGCCTGGTAATACCGGGCTGAGGTCCGGGAGAGAAATGCGCAGCAGCACGTCCTCGCCAATGGTCGCGGTGATCACCTTGCCTTCGACGGCGTACGACCCGACAGCTGCCCCGTGCATGATCACCTGGCCATCGCTGAACGATATAACCATAGCGAGGTCGGCAGGCGTTTCCTCGACCAATACCTTCCACTCGCCACTCAGCAACTCATCGACGGTCATCGCGACTCACTCCGTTTGTTCCTATTTCGTTCTTATCGAAACAACCGCGGGGAGTCGAATCAGGCAACGCTCATCAGCTGAGACGGAAACGGCGCGACCAGGTCGGCGACCTCCGGCCATGAGCCGGAAAGCCACCGCTCCTCGTCCTCGGGCAACAGGATCACCGGCATCGCCTTGGGGTGGATCGGTGCGACGACCACATTCGGTTCGCACGTCAGAAACGCAAACTCCATGCCGCGCACGGGATCGGTGCGCCAAATCCCAGCAAAGCTCGAGATCGGCTGGCTGGGGATGTCGAACCAATAAAGTGGAAGCTTACCATCGACGTCGCGGACAGGCCCATATTCGCTGAACGCGGTAAATGGGACGAGGCAACGCTGCGACGATTTTGCCAACGTTCCACGCCAGAACGGACTTTCGAGGTTGCGCACGTTGGTGACGGGCTTCTCGATCGCGGCGACCCGCTTGCCAGGTACGACGCGAACGATCCCCCAGGACATAGGAATCGCCTGCCGCGTCGCGGTCGCCGGGCCGTACTCGTGCCGGATGACGTAGGCCGGCTTCTTGGGAAAGATGTCGCCGACCGGTAGCCGGCCGCCGTATCCATAGACACCGTACCGCTCCGCCATCGTCTCGGCGTCTGCTTCCATACGATAGCGATTACAGATGGGCGACTCCTGAGCTGCGAACGCGCCTTCGCGGATCTCGGAAACGATCTGCATCAATTCGGGCGATTCGACCAGACCGACGTCCTCCAGGATGCCGAGCCAGGCGCCATGCGCATCGATGCTACGCTGGACGTTGCCCATTGTGTTGCTCCACGCCGTATCGTGCCCGTCGGACAGAGCTGCGCGGAATTGACGGTAAGGACCCGGATCACCCTGCCCGTTCGCAAAAAGAAACGCGAGTATAGCCACGATCGCCGTGTCCGGCTCGAATGCGCCCCGGCTGGCGCGCGCGCGCGCCTGGTCGAGCGCCGCCAGCGCGTAAATGATCGCCCTGTCCTTCGCGAGTCGCATGCGTCCATTTTGGAACAAATATGGAACGCGGTGCAAGCGGAGCTATTTTGTCGGGCAGTCCGTCGGTGCCGTCCCCGTCTCGAGCACCGCCGCGGTGCAGCGGCGCTCGAGCTTCACACCGCCGGCGCGCTCGTTTCCACGTGTCACCGCGCCGATCGCCTCCGCCAGGCGATCGAGGACGGCCGCGAGCCATCCCTTGTCGACCGTCACCAGCTCGCCGGTCTCGGGCTTGCCGATCGGCGTGAGCTTCTCGGTCTGCGTCAGCTCAGGGTTGAGCGTCGGCAGCTTCGGCCGCTCGGTTCGCGCGATCGACGAGGGCGTCGACGGATGCAGACAGGCCGACAGTGTCGACGCGAGCGGGAGCAGCGCCAGGAGCGGCGCGAGGCGTAGAATTGACCGCATTGTTAATCTCCATGCGCTTCGCGGTGACGACCGCGGTCGTCTCATCATTCGCGCGGCCGACGGCCGCGCCGACAGCGGCGCTGCCGTCCTGGGCCTTGCGCTCGTCCGTTCGGGCGTCGGCGACACTCTTGGTGTGCGCAGCGACGGCCTTCGCCTGGACCTTGGCGCCGCCGGCCGTTTCGCCGCGGTGATAGATTAGCGCGATCGCGCCGATGACGAGCGCGATCCCAATGATGATCGGTATGGCCCAGCCGAACAATTTAGCGGCCCAGCTGGGCCACTTCCAGCCGAGCGCCAGCGAGATGAGGTATGGCATCAAAACCTCCAGGGATTACGCGAGAGCTGCCGCAGCACGATATCGACGGGCACTTCCTCGAGGCGCGCGCTCCGCGCCGGCACCGCGTCCGATTCGAGCTGGTTGGCGCGATCGTGCGGCCCCGCGGTGATCGGGCGCTCTTCGCGCCGGCGCTTCGAGCTCACAGACCGGTCAGGCACATATCGCGCTCGCGCGCGCGCCGGTTGGACAGCCCGCGGAGCACCTGCAGGCGGCCGCCAACCTTCGCCTTGTTCCACATCAGGAACGCATCGCAGGCGCCGCGCCAGTCGCCGGCCCTGAAGCGCTTGGCGACGGTCGAGCCGCAATATGCCGGCACGCCAATGTTGAACGCCAGGCGCGTCGCCGCGGCGAGCTGATACGGGTGGCCGGCCAGGCCAGGCGTGCATCGAAGCACACCCTTCATGTGCTGGTCGGCATCGGCATTCAGCTGCGCGCCGCATTGGGCGTCCGTCTTGCGCTTGCCGACGACGACATCGGGCCCGGTGTGCCCGTAACAGTCGGTCGGGATGCTCGCCGGGTCGAGATAGCCGACGTTGCTCTTGCCCTCGTCGGTCTGCAGCGCGCTCGTGACCAGGCCGATCGCCATCGTCGCCGCGGCGGCGGCCGACATGATGCCGGCGATAATCGCCTTAGGATTGGCCATCGCTGGGCTCCTGGGGTGCAGGAAGACGGCGCCAGCGCGCGATCGCGCGCTGCACGGTCTTCGTTTCGTAGATCCTGATCACGGTCCAGATCAGCGACGCGGCGGCCGCGATCGCCGGCAATGCCTGGGCCAGGGTGCCCAGGATGACGACGATCGAAAGGCCATCGGCCGCCACCTTGGTGACGTCGAGAGACATGAGTTGGTCTTTCAGTTGGGAGCTATTGGGCCGTCGACCTGGCTCTCGGCGGCGACCCCCTTCGCAAGTGCAAAGGACGGGATAGGTCCATATCGGACGATATATTTGACTTTTCCAAAGATGATCGGCTGGCTATTGATGGCCGATGGGATGGGTATTCCGATGGCTCGCCGAATCGTGCCGCGCTGCTTGGGGTTCACCCGGCCATTGCCATTTCTGTGGTCGCAAGATCGACAGCACGGAAGTGGGAGAATGCTCGGAGTGTCAGAGCATCACAGCCCAGTAACTTCGAAAGCGCGGATCACACGAATGTCTCGGTACGATCGTCAACGGGAACGCAAACGCTTCCTAATTCTCGCCGGGGTAGTGGTTGCCTTCGTTGCGGTGTTTTACCTCTGGGGACGTAATGCCAACGACGGGTTTTCTACTATTGACCAGTCCTCAAGCACGAGCGGCCAGTTTTGATGGGGTGTCGATGGTAAACCGTATCCCAGACGCGACCGGTTGGATCAGCGAGACGGGCCAAGTCGTCTCGTACAATATTACCCCGCACGCATGCATTGCCTCCCTGGCAATCCTTGCCCTGGGGTTTTTGATCGTGCAGCTTCTGCCTCGTGCGCCATCAGACTGGGAAGATGACGGCCTATAGGCGTCACACGTTGGCTCCGATGAAGTCGGCGACGATATTGCCAAAGATGTCGCCATTACCGGTCAGCACGCCGCTTCCCGAAAAGTGCGTGCCGTCGCTTTTGTAGAATCCCATATTCGCCCACTTGAGGCGCGGGCCGAGGACATCGGGCATGGCGTTGATTGTCACCCCGTAAGCATAGGCTGCCTTGTAGAGCAGCCAGGCGTACCGATCCTGCGTCGCCTGGGCGATCGTACCGGGCGCCGTCGGCGGGTCTCCCGAAACCATCACGTCACCAAAAGCGAGCGCCTGCGCGATCGCGTATTGGACCGAGCTGGTATACGTCGGCTCGTCGGTGAGGCCACCTTCGTCGTTCGTACTGGCCTCGTAATGGGTGAACGCGAGCCCCAGCGTGCCGAGCATTCTGACCCAAGCCTGCACGCTGTTTTCGGCTGCACCCGAGTTCATAGCGTCCAGGGCGAGCGTGACGGCCGTACGCAACGTCGTTCCGCCGTTGATGCACAGGAACGCGCGGACCAAGCTATCGCGCTCCAGGCCGCCGGCGATCGTCTTCGGAAGGCTATCGGTGCTGGTGTACGTAAAGGTATTTGAACCGCGGACGACACCATCGGCCGGCGCAAGCGTGGCGATGCGCGGCCCTATCGATTTCACCGTCGTGCTCGCCAACGTCTGCGAGGTACTGACCTGATAGGTGCCGGTGCCGTTGGCCGTCCCGGTGAGCTGCTTGACGATCGTCGTGCCGGCGGTCGGCCCGTTGGTGAGCACGTCACCGACCTGGGGGTACCCAGTACCCAACGCCGTGACCGTCATCGTCGTGCCAGCGATCGCGGCGGTATAAGCCGTCTCGCCGGCGGCAGTCTTGCTATGACCGTTCCCGTCCGAGAACGTCCAGCCGCCATAGCCGGGGAACGTCCAGTAGCAGAAATGATAGGTGTCGCTGATCCCCGGCACGACGTCGGTGATTGTGGCGCCGTTGGTCGACGTCTTCATCGACGCGCCGCCAAGCTGGGTGCCGTAAGCCGACCAGCCAGCCGAGAAGGTCAGGCGCTCCGGTCGGTAAACGCTGGCGCCAGCGTTTGGCGAGCTATTGTTATTGCCGAACCAGCCCGCGTACCGTGCCGAGATACCGTATTGGGACGTCAACCGTGCCGCGACTTTTGCAGGGAAGCTGTTTGCCGAGGCAGCGGTGCCCGGCTCCACGCCCGCCGAATGGCTGGTGCCCTCGAAAAGCCCGATCGCGTCAGCCGTGTTGGCACGGACGTTGCCGATGGCGGTCTTGAGGTTGGGCAGGGCGTTGCCGGGCAGCGCCTGGCGGTAAAGCTTGGCGGCCGAGTTGGCGTAGCTGGGGATCGGCGTGGCGGTATATTGATCGAAAAGCGCTCTGTCGCTGACCCGGTCGTTCGCAGTCCGCCATTTGATGCGCTTGATCCAGCCACCGAGGCACTGTTGGCCGGACGACAAGCCGCCGATCGTGGCCGCGGTAATCGCCGTGCCGTTGTTGAACGCTACGGCGTCGGCAACCGGAATGATGTCGCCCGCGCCGAAAGTCGATGAACCAGTGCTCCAGGCAAAGCCGAGCTTCTGGCTGCTGCCCGATCCGGTATTCCACGCTTGGTTGGCCATGGTCGTGCCGACGGCTGCGCCGCGATAAGCCATGCTCGCCGCGCCATTGATCGCGACGCTCGAACTACCTGTGGCAAATGCCACCAGCCCGGGACTGCGTCCGAAGCCGGTCTGAGTTTCGATGCGAGAAATCTCGAAAACAAACGACCCGGCCGACGCCTGGAGGGCGGCCAGCAGAGCGCCGGCCGTCTGCGAATAATCCCAGTCACGCGTGACCGCAGCGCCCGCCGTGATGATCAGCGGCGTCGCGATCGAGTTCTGCATGAACGATACGTTGGGGTTATATTCGACCTGGCAGACGTTCCAGGTTCCCGCGCCAGAGTGGGTCACGCTGATATTACCGGCGGTCGTGATATTCAGCACTTGCGGGACGCCGGATGTCAGCGGGCCGAATCCGGTGCCCACCGCCCCATTCGCGGCCGTTGTCACGGTCACGCCGGGAGCGAAATGCGCCCAGACGATAACCTTCGCGACAGGGACAGCGATGCTCGGCTGGTCGACCGGCGCGGTGGAATTGAGAAAGACATTCCGCGACTGCGGCATCCACATCGTGCCGAGATCGGCTCGACGGATTGGCTGACCCGCGGAAAAGGTCTGGTATGCCGAGCCAGGCGCGTCATGATAACAGAGGTTCGTCGCCAGCGCTGTCGCCGGGTTCGCCCGCGTCACCGGCATCAACGCCGATGGATAGGTCGCGTTCGACGTCAGGTCATAGTGCGACCAGCCAGCGTTCACGTCGGCCACGGCGCCCAGCGGCCACGCCGTCGCACTCTTCGGGCCGTACGTTAGCCCAGATGTTTGGTCGAAGTAATAGGCGCCGGCCGACCCGAGATTGTTGGCGGGCAGGCCCGTCCCGGTCAGGAGCATTCCGGCTCCGATCGGCACGCTTGCCGCGGCCGCCGCTGCAGCCGCCGCAGACGCTGCAGCGGCCGCGGCATTAGCTGGGGCCTGCCCGATAAGCGACGATGCACCGAGTGCCAGGTCCGCCGCGACGATCGCGATCATGCTTGAGGCACCGAGCAGCAAGTCCGCGCCCACCGCGAGGATCTTGCTGGCGCCCGCCGATAGGACGTCAGTCGCTACCGCCAGGAAGCCGGTGTTGCCCAGCAGGAGATTGACCCAGCTCTTGGCGGATTTGGACGTCGGGTCCAAGGGATCGGGCGGCGTCGCGGACTGGGCCCACGCTTTCGCCGATCCGACCGCCGCGTCCGTAATTGGCTTTACCGACAGCGATACCTGTTTCCCGTTCTGCCATGCGGCGAGCTGCTCGTCGCCAGCAAGCGGTTGCTGCGCGGGCGGATAATCGGGGATCGTGTTTCCCATGGTCGCCCCTCAGTTGCCGATCGCGATGAAGTCGGCGCCGTCGATTGAGTTGGTGCCGCTGCCGCCGCTGAGATTGTTGAAGAGGACGAAGCCGGTCGTGCTGACCGACACGCGCTGGGCCCAGATGTTCTTGTTGAGATCCGCGCCGGTGTTGACCGAGACGGGGATGACGACCCAACATTTGGTCGGATACGCGTTGTCGAAAGTGTGGCTCATCGAGCCTTCGGAGTACGATCCGCTGATCGTGCCGAATTTCAGGATGAAGCCCCCCGGCAGGGGCAGCGAGACCTCGGTTGCGCCGACTATGACGCCCGAGCTACCGCCCGAGAGGACAAACATGGTCTGCAAAGCAGTGAGCAATTGGGTGAAGTCGGACTTGTCCGGCGCGATACCGGCCGCTTCGATGACCCCAACCAATTCCTCTTGGACAGCGTTCGCCCAGTCGGGATCGAGCGTGGTGTAGGGAACGCCGCCCAGGAGATCGCCATGTGCGAAATAGCCTGGCGACGCGCCACCGGTGCCCACCGGCAAGGGTGCCGGGAGCGCGGCCGACCGGGTCGGCCCATCAATTCTGTTCATGGAACCTCTAGGCGTTGAGGAAGATCAGGGTACCCTCGGCGGGTTGGATCGCCTCGAGCTCGCACTTGAGCACAGCGATCGGCAGATCCCCGGTGACCGCGTCGATCGTGACACCCCAGGTGAAGATCACCTCGTCGCCGGCTACTGCGTTGCCGACGGTGCTGATCCCGACGCGGAAGGGAGCGTAATTCGTGATCGAGATCGTGAAGCCGAGCGCTGCGGCGAAATCGATGAAGTGCTGCCGCGATTGGCCGCCGGCGTTCACAAAGCGACCGCGGACCTGGTCGCACCGTTGAGCGAAAGTGGGCGCGGCGCCGGCGCACGGATCCGGCAGTCCGAGGGTGGCCTCCCATTCGGGAAGCAGCGGCGTCAGCGATCCTGGCAACGACGTCTCGAGCAGCATGTTCGCGTCGCCGTCCGATCGTTCGAATGTCTTGCCGATCGCCAGGCGCACGGCTTCCTGAACCGTGCCGGGCTGCTGCGGCCAAAGGCGGCCGCGTGGCATCAGTCCCCGCGCCGCGGCGGCGTAGTCGGTCGCGGAATAGCGGGGGATGCCGGCGACGTCGGGGACCGGCAGGTTGGTCGGCGCGCGCCGCGGTACCGGCCGAGGTGTTGG